GCAGATATAGGTTTCTGTGGACCAGAACAAACAATTTATACAAATAATCAAGGAAGAGAAGATTATCCAATACTTTTTGCACAGCTTACACAAAAGGACGGCTCATTTTTAGTTGGAAGAACTAAAGAAGATAATTTTAAGTGGACAAATATTAAAGGGCATAGTGTTATTGGAGGAAGACCAGGGGGCGTTCCAGCTATGGCGTTAGAATCTGCTATGAAGAAAAACAATATTAATCCTAAAACAGATGTAAATATGGTTACCAATATTGATTTTGCCGCTACTGCAGGAGCATTTGGGCGCTACATTAAAGAGCGCCTTTTTTTTTATTAGTGCAAAATGGCTTTATGACTACTTCCTTGGTGTCTGAATTATAAGAAATATAATCAACCAGGGAATTTATAAGAAGCTTTTTCATAGAATAATCAGCCTTTTCCCACATGCTTTTAAAATTAAGGATCATAGAAGTGGAGGCATCAATTTCTTTAATAGCTGCTTTTAAATTACTATTAGTATTTTCTAATTCGAACTTTTTAAATTTCAATTCTTTAAGCTCTTTATTTAATTCTTCAATTCTGGAAGAAAGTAAATCAAAAATATTAGGATTTAAAGAGAGCTTATCTATTAAGTTTTTTACCTGCAGCTCTTTTTGAGAAATTTGTTTTTCATAAGTTTTAATATTATCCTTATCAATATATTCAGATTCTAAAGATTTTTTATATTCTTCAATAGCTTTAATCAATGATCCTTTATCAGCAGTAGCTTTAAAAAGTTCCTTCATAACATGCTTTTCTAATATATCAAGTCTTACGTTTTTAGAATCACAGGTAGTTTCAGTGGAATTAATTTTATTTGTACATATATAATATCTAAGAATTTCGCCAGTCTTTTTAGAGGTATGGCCCTGCTTTTGAATCATCTTACCACCACATTTGGCACATTGAAGCACTGAATTAAATACACCATATTCGCTGCCATTAACTAGTCTTGGAGCAAGATCCTTATTTTTATCTAATTGCCTTTGAACTTTTATCCACAAGTTATCCATAATTACACCTTCATGTTTTGAAACAGAAAGAATCCATTCACTAATATCCTTATACTTATCCTTAGAATCTTTCTTATTGTAACTTAAAATTCCATTACCATTTGGATCACCAAAGACAGTTGCTCCTTTAGTAGAAAGATAACTTATTACAAGGTCAGAAGATTTAACATAAACAGGATTTCTAAGTAAGAGCTGCAGAGCTTTTATATCCCAGTTAGAATTTCTTTTGGTCTTAATATTATTTTTGATAAGATACTTTTGAAGTTTTCCAAGACTTCCAAGAGATAAATATTGTTCAAATAAAATTTTAACTAAAGATACTTCATCATTAATAGGAGATAATTTCATCATCTTTTTTTGCTTTGAATTATTATCTAAATAATATGTAGGTTCAGAAGAAAAACCAAAAGGGGGAGTACCTCCAAGCCAGCGGCCAGTTTTAGCAAGCTCATACATATTATCTTTAATACGTTCAGCTATGGTTTCACGTTCCAATTGGGCAAATACACTGCTAATAAACATCATAGCAGTACCCATAGGACTAGAAGTGTCAAATTGTTCACGAATTGAAATAAAATCTATGCTAAGAGCTTTTAATTCATCAATAAGGCTAGAAAAGTCAGAAACATTTCTACTAATTCTATCAAGTCTATAACAAATAATTGCATCAAACTTTTTACATTTAGCATCGTTCATCATAGATTTAAATTCAGGTCTATTAACATTGCCACCTGAAAAGCCTTCATCTTCATATATATAAAATTCATCGTAGCCATTATTTTTAGCATAGGCTTTACATAGCTCTATTTGATTTTCTACACTTTCACCTTTACCAGTAAATTTTGATTTTCTTGAATAAATAGCTGCTTTCATAGTATACCTCCAAAGTGTTTATACATTGATTGTAGTTTTATAAATAAGTTAAGTTAATTGAGTAGAACTACATATATTTATTAAAAAGTAGTAGGAAAATACTATATTTCACAACTATTATATGAGACTTCCTTTTTCATTAATGCAGATCTTATACGTTTATATCTATTTTCATCTACAACTATGGAATGAATTTTATATTTTAGCATTTCATTAGCTATATCAAAAGAATCACAAATATCAGAAGGAGTAGAAATGCAATTGCATAATGCTTGCTCAAATTCTTCATCACTTACAAGAAAATTAGCAGCCCATGATTTCGCTCTATGTTCCTGCTTATTTTTCATTAGTTTTTCAGAATAATTTTTAGATGTAATAGTTAAATTACCTACACTAGTGAAATGATGTCCAACTTCTTCAGCTAAAATAGATAGGTATTTATGTCTATTGTTAATGATAGATTTAGATATACCTATAGTTGGAGGTATACCAGGAACATTTAAATATATTCCAGGTGAATTTTTTGATTTAAAATTAGTTTCCTCATAAATTATATTTTCTTTTTCAATTATTTGAAAAAGTTCTTCTAGTTTCTTCATATATATCACCACCAAAAAGTTTTTATATTATTATAGTACAATGAGAACATATGTTCAAGAGGGCTATCTTTAATTAATTTTTTTAAAATATATATATTCACAGAATATGATATAATTTATATTAAAGTTAAAATACCGTAGACGAGAGGATTTTATTATGAAAAATAATTCAAAATATAGGATAAATTTTATATTTCTATTAAAGATATTTTTTATAGGAATTTTATTAAGCCAACTGTTTATTATTATTAAATTATTATATAAAGAAATTGCTAATTTATATGCTCTATCGGTGCAAAAAAACTGGTTTGTTCTAGTTGGAATAATATATTTTTTATCAATTATTATGTATTTGAGTAAAAGTAATATTATAAAGAGAATTTTAATTATCATTAAAAGTTTTAGAATAGATTTGCTTATGATAGCAATGTTTGGGGGGATATTTGCATATACATTTGAAGGAAAAGAGGTTAGTTATATAGAGAATCTTGTAAGTATTTTAACTTATAACCAAAAAATCTTAATGGTATTATTCCCATTTATTATTTTTATTTCATTATTCACTAAAGAAATATTAGATAGATTTTCAAAAAAAGAAAATGCAAAATCTAGATTTTTAAGTGATGAAGAGGGAAATGGCAAAAATGATGACAAGTTTAATTTAATGGATCAAGTAACAAGATTTGCTGAAGCCGTTTTTAATCGTGGAGCAAAAGAAAGTCTGGTTTTTGGAATTGATGCACCATGGGGAACTGGGAAAACAACTTTTGTTAACATGTGTAAAGAATACTGGAGACAAAAATATAATGGGAAGATAATTATTTATACTTTTGATCCTCTAAAATATGAGAAAAAAGAACAACTGTTAGAAAAATTTGTAGACGGATTAATTAAAGAAATTAGAAATAATGTTTTTAATCCTGAAATTGAAACATTGATTTCAGAATACACTAAACTTTTAAGCCCATCAAAAATTTCATTATCATTTTTAGGAGCTAATTTTGAATTTAAATTTTCAAATTTATCGATAGAATCAATTTTGAAAGAATTAGAGCTAAAATTAGAGAGCATAAACAAAAAAATTATAATTATAATTGACGATTTAGATAGATTAAATTATTCAGCTATTAAAGACATATTGTTTGTTATAAAAAAAGCTTTTACTTTACCTAATATATCATATGTGATCTGTTATGATACAGAAAATATTACAATGCTTGAAGAAGAAAATAAAGGATTAGATAAAGTAAGTGAATTTTTAGAAAAATTCATAAATATAAAAACTAGTTTATATATAGATAATGAATTGTTATTAAATTATTTCACGGAATATAAAGAAGAATCTCTAGAGAAAAATCTATTTGCAAATCCTAAATTAGTAGCAAAGTCAGTAGAAGGTCTTAAAGATATTTTTAAAGCAAAAGACTTTTACAAATATATATCTTTTGTTGGAGATGCTAGAAAGTTGAAGCGACTTATTAACACGATTTTATTGCTAGAAGTTGAGAAAGTGGATTATGATAATTATGATTTTAATAAACAAGATCTAATTCATTTACTATTAATTTATATTAATTATCCTAATATTTTTAGAAAAATATATGTGTCTGAAACTCATGGGAAAAAAGGTTTTTTTTCCGTAGTTAATCAATATGAAGATGGATATCCTAAAAATAAAAAAAATAATTCAAATAATGAAACTAATTACAAAAATTCAGAACAATATATAGCTTATTTAGAAGAACTCACTTATAATCAGAGGTTCTTGTTAAATAAAGTATTTAATGTAGATGAAAAGTTTAAGAATTTAAATTTATATAATACAGATATAGAAAATGAAAGGAAAAATTGTTATGCTTGCTTTAATGGTACTGAATTTACACAAGATGGACGAAATTTGGAAAAATATTTAAATTTAATAACTAGAACGTCTATCTTAGAGAAGGAAGATCAATATAATTTTTATGTTAATTTAAGGAATAGGATTTTAGATGGTGAAAATATAGAATATGTTTTTTCAACTACTGAAGAACTATCGTTAGATAAAAAAGAAGCAAATCATTCGAAACTTTGGAGGGTGCTTGCTAATAGTAAACTTGAAAATATAAAGTTAAAAGAAATAATTAAGTATGCAATAAATAATATGCGCAATTACTCATTTGTTAGTATAAAAGACATTACAGTCTGTTTTAGAAGTAGCTTGGTTTATATTATAATTAGTTTGCTAAATAAATTAGAGCTGAGCGAGAATAAAGGTATATATTCTGATAATAATGCTGTAAATATTTCTGGAAGTGCATATTGGATATTAGGAGAAGGTGAATATTATAGAAATGGAATCCTAGATACTTTGTGGAATAAAAATAAAAGTGTATTAGGATTATACGATTTACTTTTATTCAGAATTGAGTGTTGTAGTGATAGAGGCGGGGATATATATTATCTAGCAAAGGCATTATATGTACATGGAAATAATAAGGATTATGAAGTTGGAGAGGATAAAAAGTCAATTGTTATAGAGATGCGTAAAATTTCACAATATATTTTTAAAATTTTTAAAAATAATTATATTGATACTAAGAAAAATATTTTTGATGAAATTAACCAATTAAAGTTGCAAGATGTTTGTGGAATGTACTATAATTCTGCAATAATTGATATGGATACCAATGCAGATACAGAACTCTTATATTTAAAATATGTATTAACAGTTTTTATCATATATCAGCTTGGAAACATTATAATTGATTTAGGAGTAGGATGTGGATATTATGATTTAGATGGTACAAAAGATGGAAAAGGTATTAATAAAGATATTAATAGATATTTGTTTGATGTTTGTTTTGACCCGTCAATTGATAAAAATAATTATTTAAACTTTTTGGATTATTCACTAATGAATTATTCAAGAATAATTGGAGCAATTAATAGCAATGACTATAAGTTTGATATGGACACAATGACTAAAGTCATAAATAAAAATATGCTTTCAGAATATTGGAGAAAAAATAGAGAATATATAATGGATGGTAATTTTAAACTTATGGAGAGAAAAATCTTAACAAGTAATTTAACCTTTAGTTATCAGAATGATTTGGACAAGATATTTGAAGAATACGATAAGTTGTTGAATTAGCTTAAGAATTAGCATAGAAGAATTTATTAATAGGTGTTCATGATGAACACCTATTTTTTATGAAATGATTTTGCATATTTAATATCCACGTAATAATTTATGAAAATAGATATAATGAAAAGAATAAGAATGACTATTTTACCAGTGTAATTTGGACAAATAAATATTAAGGATATTGAAGCAAATGGAGATATAAAAAATAAAATAAATAAGTATATTTTTTTATAATATTTTTTTATAAGCAAGTCGATTGAAATTGATAGTAATAGTAACCAAAATATTAACGCAATTGTAAAGATAATTAATGGGATTGAGGCTTGAAGTTCTAAAGTATAAAGCATCATAATAAATTTTAAAGTGTAAGCTGATACCAGTATAATAATTAATGAATAAAAAATAGCATTAAGATATATATCAAAATTATTTTTACTAACTGTATTCTCAAAATCAAATATGAAAAATTTATGATTTTTGTTAATTGTTTGATGGAATTGTATATCCTTTAACATACTAATTTTATCTTTTAGTTCTTTTGATAAATTTATAAGTAAAATCATTTCTGCTTCTGAAGTAATACTATAATTTGAAGAAGTAAATTTGTATACAATATCTAATATATGCTTATCAAAATATTTATATGAGGAATATAGTGTGTCTAATAAATCATTTTTGCTTATAGAATTATTCAAAAAGAAATAAATTGCCTTTAAGGATTGAGCATGTGATTCGATTGATTGATCGATGAAATCTAGATTGGATTTTTTGGTTTCTAAAAGTGATTTCTTCATATCTTTAAATAGCCAAACAAATACAAATATTGATAATAAAATAGTAAGTGTTGCATAATCTCCATGAATAAACAGATCAGTTAAGTTATTCATTTTTAATCACTCCAGTATATAAAAAATTGTATTTTAATTTCTATTATAAGAGGAAAAGTAAGGTGTTCATAATGAACACCTTAATATTAAACAAAGTTGCTTACAATATTTTTTAATTGTTCTTCATAAGAATATATATCATTTAATGTTTCAATATAAAATCTTTCCTGTCCTTTATCATCAGTTGGTATAATGATAGACTTTTTTGTACCTAAATATAGCCTGCATATCCACTTGCGTGTATTATTTTTATATAATATACCAAAATATGTTTCTGTATCTTTATATGTAATATCGTTAGGATCAATTATTTTTCTTAAAATTGATTTTATAATTGCAAAACCTTCAAGCTCTTCAGAAGTTGTAATAATTTTATTAATATTTAAATCTATATCAGTTGCAGTTTTTTCTTGTAAAGTATTATCATTTAATTTAGAATCCCCCTTAAGAGTTTCTGCAAATTTAGTGCTTAATGTTTCGTTAATTAGCTGAGTATAAGCACGTTTGATAATAGGCAAAAATTTCTCTACTACAGTAGCAGTTTTTCTGCCTTCATATATATGAGACAAAACATAATTAGTAAAATCTTCAGATGGTGATGTGAGTTGTTGTTTTAAGAAATCCTTAATTAAATTGGAATACTTAAGCTCTTCGGCAGTGCTTAATATAGAAGTAACATCTAAAGAGTCTTTTTCGAAATTTTTTAAATATGAAATTTGAGTATCATTAAGATTTAATAAATCAACTTCAAAAAAAGGTTTTTTATCCATTTTATTAGTTTCATCTAAATCAGTAAAAAAGCGATATTTAACTCCATTAGTTAGGACACCAAACCTAGCTTTAGATGAATTAAAATATCTGAATAATTGAGATCCATGCTTGTCTAAATTATCATTACAAGATTTAGCTTCAACTAAAATAACTGGTTCACCATCAATTAAGATAGCATAATCAACTTTTTCACCTTTTTTTATACCATAGTCTGCATCAAATTCTGGACAAAATTCTAATGGATTGAAAACGTCATATCCCAATATTTGAAAAAATGGTAGTATTAAAGATTGTTTTGTGCCTTCTTCTGTTTTAATCTGTTCAATTATTTTTTCTGTTCTCTCAGATAGTGAATAAATTTTTTCTTTAATGTCCATCATAAATCCTCCTTAATTAAATAAAAATTCATATTTTGATAATTTATTACAGTATATATTTAAAAATATAGGTGTTCGTGATGAACACCTTATTTTAAAATCTATTTTTTATATTTTTGTTTTATATATTCAACAAAATTATTTATTTCATCTAAAGCTTCCTTTGGAAGATCATCATAATCAGTATCGCTATGAAGTGCAATAGTTATGTTAGTGTCTTTAGTGTAATTTCTTATATCAGTTAATCCCATTAGCCAATCAAGAGAAACATTATAATCAAGTGCAATTCTTTTTTTAAATTCGTCATCAGGACGGCTACTACCAGACTCATATTGGGATACCGTAGATTTTTTTAAAGAATATGGTTTACCAAATTCTTCTTGAGTTAAATTAGCCTCCAGACGTAAAGTTTTAATTCTATTGCCTAATATGTTTGTTTCCATTTTGCACCTTCCTTAAAATGTTTAAGATATTTAAACTTAACTATATTCTATCATTAAGAGATATTACAAAAAATAGAGTTTGGAAAATTTAAACTTTATTTTGAAATATTGTTGATGGTTTGAAAAAGTAGAACTATAATTTGATTATTAAGTTTGAGTTTTTCAAATAAGGAAATTAAAGAGGTGATGAAATACGGATATTGAATTATTAATAAAATTTAGAGAACGGAAAAAGTTTTCACAAGAATAAATGACTAAGATGCTAGGATATAAAAGTAAGGGAAGCTATTCGTTGATTGAATCAGGAAAAAGAAAAATGCATATAAATCTTGCAAATAAGATAACTGAAATTTTAGAATTAGATTCAAAAGAAATATTAGCTCTTTTTTAACAATTAAATTTTATAAACTCAAACTTACCATTATATTCTAATGTAAAGAAGCGAGGAAAGAAATGGAACAAAACTACAGAAATACTTACCAAATAGCGAGAGAGCGTACAAGCTTAACTCAAGAAAAATCATCAGAGCTACTAGATATATCTGTTGATAGTCTAAGAGCATATGAAGGTGGGAAGAGAACAACACTAGAAAAACATAGTAATTGATATGGCTAAAATATATAGTTGTCAATATTTAATTTTGCAACATTATCAAAATACCTTGATTGTAAGAAAACTTTAAGACTTTATACATAAAATTCAGTGGAAATTATCTAGGATTTTTCTCAGAAAAGATGTTATAATTAAAGAAAATTATAACTAGATTATACTTATCGATAAAAGATAATTATCTTTTTAGAGAGGAGTAATGTAATGGTAGCTTTAAAAGAAAGTAAATTTATAAGAGATATTCTAGATGTGTATATAGATGAGAAACTAATAGAATCTTATGATATTACTGATAAAATAATAGTGAATGTTTGCAAAGATATAGAACCAGATGAAATAGAAGAAATGATAAGTGGTGTTTTATATGTAGAATATCAAGCTGATAGCTATTCAATAAATGTGGAGGTAAGAAAATGATTAATATTTTTAAAGATAAATATGTTGATTTAGTTAAAAAAGAGCTTGTAAGAAAAGGATTAGTTCAAGATTTAAAAGTAGATCCTATTGCCAATACTGTTATAGTAAAGACGCATTTAGATAAAAGAAGAGCATCATTAGTGGCTACTAGAGCTATGATGGCTTTGGGCACAAATAAATATGGAAATGTAAAAGTTGAGGTAATTAAAAGTGAACTTCCAAGATTTAAAGAGTAAGCTTAAGCAAATTAGAGAACTCATAAGAGTTGAAAGTGATAATGTATTTGCATTAAATGCTTCAAGATGCTTGGCACTTATTTTTTTAGCAGATTACTATCAAGTATATTATGCATTTAAGTATAGTAAATGGAATGATTGTGCAATGCATAATTTGGCAAGTAAATTAGCTAAAGTAGAAAGAATATTCATAAGTGATAGAACTGGTTTAGTTGAATCACTGGATATGATAATATTAGATAGATGCTCATATGCACATGGGGATGTTGATTTAGAAATAGAAGAAATAAATGTAGATGATATAGAAAAGTTTACAGACATACTGGATTCATTAATAACACCAGATATTTATGATAAAGTTATAAATTTAGATATAAATGGATATGCAAGAAATTAATATAATAAATAATATTAATAGTGCACTTACTAAAATGTAGGTGCATTTATAATGCAATAAATTATAAATGTGTTATTTAAACTAAAAATTCACATTATATATTCTCATCTAGTTATAGTCTCTAGCCAATAAACAGTCTGATTATATTTTAAAATTTCTAAAGTAACAAATTAAAATGTTAGATCATATTATAAAATGATTTATATTAATGGAGGAAGAGATATGAAAGGCGATGAATTAAAGGTAAGAATAATTGGATTGGAAGATAAGAAAGGTTTTAATGAGCTTTTAGCAGAATTGCAAGTTGCTATTGTTATGAAAATGTGTCCTTCAGAACTAAGACTTCAGGTTTTAAATAATGCGCTAAAGATACTAAAAGGAAATTAAGTGATTTTAAACATATTAAAGGAGAAATTCAGAATGTGAATTTGAAATTAATATAAAGTGAATTAATAGAGAATTAAGATCAAACAAACATACACCTAGTAAAATAAAGTAATTATAATTGATGAAAATATAATAAATTAAATTTTTACTTGATGAAAAAGTTGTAAATTACAAAAACCGATGCTATAATTTAGGTATAAAATATGCATGGGGTGATTGATATGGAGGTTAATGAGAAGATTCAAAAATTAATAAAAAAAGAAGAAAGGGAAAGTATATATTATATATTGTATATTGGGGTGTCAGCATATAAAAGATTATTAGAAGATAATCCTGAATTGGCGAAATCTGATTCCTTTGCAGAAATTAGAACTAGAATTTTGAGTTTTGTTATAAAAAGACAATTTGAAGAAGATATTTTATCCATGGAATTTCCTTTTAACGTCGAATTGAAAGATGTTAATGCATTTAAAAGCAAAGCTTTATTTCTAAATAAAAAATTAGTTAGATTGAAAGTGAATAAAACAGTTAGAAGGAATAAGCTTCATAACAGTAATAAGGTTTCGGATTATATGTTAAAAGAAGCTGAAGTTAATTCCAAGGATAAAAAGCAAATAAAAATGTTATTTTTTGATGACAGTGCAGTGGAAGTTGGGGAAGAAAAGCATACTTTCATGATTTTAGGATATGGAATTAGAGATAAAGAAATAGATCATTTGGATTTTATGATTCCTAGCGCGGATATGAAAGTAGTAGAGGAATCATTTAATGGATTAGATGAATACAAACAAACTATACTAATGGATAATAATAAGGATCAAACTGAAAAAAAGATAATGTCGCTTAAAGAAGAGGCGAGGATATTATTAAAGTAGAATTAGGAAGGTGAAATTATAGTTATGAAGGTTATAGAGTTTGGATCTATGAAAAGTAATAAAATAGTTCCATCAAAATTAAAAGAGGCTCGAGTAGCAAGAGCTCTATCTTTAGCACAACTTTCAAAACTAATAGGGATATCAAGTCAAGCAATATCGCAATTTGAAAAAGGTGAAACAAAACCAAGTCCACAAACATTAGTTAAACTAATAGAGACTTTAGATTTTCCAATAAATTTTTTCTGCTCAAATTATAATGAAAATGTAGAGGATGAATTAATATATTTTAGGAGTAATAAAAATATAACTAAAAAATTAAAGGATGCATGCAAATCTAGAATAGCTTGGGTTGAAAAAATGTATTTATTGGTAGAATCATATTTTCAATTGCCTAAATTAGATTTACCTAAGTTTGAAGAATTTGATGTAGAAAGTATAGATAATGGGAAAATAGAGGAGATTACTTTAAAAGTGAGAAAATATTGGGGATTAGATCAATCGCCAATAGATAATTTAATAGATATATTACAATCAAAAGGTTTTGTTATTACTAAATTAAAGATAGGAACAAAAAAAATAGATGCATTTTCTGTTTGGAAAAATGGTGTGCCATATATATTTTTAGGTGATGATAAAGAGTCAGCAACAAGGTTGAGATTTGATCTAGCACATGAATTGGCTCATTTATTGATTCATAAATATGTAGATAAAGAAGAATTAGAAGAAGATAAGGAACTATATAACAAAATTGAAGAGCAGGCAAATTATTTTGCATCAGCATTTTTATTGCCAATTGAAGCTTTTAATAAAGAAGTTATATCATCGTCTATAGACAGTTTTATTCTGTTAAAGAAAAGATGGAAAGTTTCAATATCTGCAATGATAAAAAGATGTCAAAATGCAAATATATTAACTGATAATCAAATAAGATATTTAAATTCACAGATGATAAGATATGGCTATTATAGAGAAGAGCCGCTAGATGAAGAGATAAAAAAAGAAAATCCATATTTATTTAAACAAGCTTTTGAAATATTAGTAGATAATAATATTTATACAAAAGAGTCTATATTAGAAAAATTGGAGCTAAATAGAGGAGAAGCGATAGAGCTTTATTCTTTAGATAAATCATTTTTCGATAAGAGTGATAATATATTGAAATTAATAAAATAGGCTGACTGAGTAACAGAGGCGCTATTCAATAGAATAGTGCCTCTGTTTTTGGTTAGAAAGTAATTTAATAGCGCTTACAATGAAGGTGCTTTTTTGTTTTATATATAGGATAATTATAGAAAGATTAGAGGAAAATTATAGAAACTCTATAAGAAATAGTAAAGCAGTAGATTTATAATAATATTAAGAACTAACGATAAAACATTTAAAAAAATAAATGAATTAAATACAGATGATAAATTAGATTAAAGTTTTAATATTGCAATATTATAAGTAAAAAATAGTAAACAAATTAAATAGTTAGCTAGCTATTGTATTTTAAATTAGATAATACAAGGAGGCACAAATTAATGGATAATAATATAACAAATAATAATTTAAGTATTACAGCTACACCAGTGGAAGGAAAAA